CCGCAATTCGGCGATCACTGGCGTCCGTGGACGCCGCCGGCGGGACGGCCGCGTCCACCGTTTCACCGTCGCGATTTCACATCGCGGCGAGAGTTTCCGCATCCCGGTCTTTGAAGAGTCGCCGCGAACGTGCATCGAGGGGGCGATCGTCCCCAGACCAGCAAGTGTGGACAGCTTGCTGGTCCGGTCTGGTCCACTCTGGCTGGGACTCGCGTCTCGTGGCTTGGCACCTTCACTCCTGGGTCACGAGGACCATCCGCTCGCGCGGGTGGTCCTTCGTGGCCCATGAGCTGAAAGTGCTGTGCCATGAGGTCCGCTGCGCCTCCCTGCGGTCCCCCTGTGACAGTGCCCCTCGCATCCCTAGGGATGTGAGGGCCTGTCTCGTTGGACTGGCACACAAGGAGTCGCGCAACGGATTCTCCTTCAGCAGGCTCTCGCGTGCGCTCCCCCGACCCACCACGGGTCGGGTGGACGCACTGCGGGAGGCGCGTCTGCTGCAGGAGACCGCGTGCCCCACACCGGACTGGGCTTTGCGGCTCCTTGGGGACTACGTGCGCGCAAACGCACGTGCGTCCTTCAGGACCCCCAAAGCCCTTCCCTCCTCGTCGTCGTCCTGCTTCGAGTGGCCTGCCACTCGAGGCGGTGTCGACGGCTACCTCCGTCACCGGGGACTGATCGAATCTCTTGGCTTGGGCATGATGGGTGGTTCCACCATTCGTCTTGTCACCAAGAAATTCGGGCAGTTCTGTCAGGACAGTCTTGGGACGTTCTGTCTCAGGACCATCCGTGACAACGTGGTCTCCTTGGAGACCTCGTCCGACGACCAGGTTGTGAGGTGCCTCGGCGTTCTGGTGCTCAGGAGCGAACGCGCCATCCGGCGCGCTCGGTCCTGCGCACTCGAGCAGCCGGGGATGAAGTTCAGGGTCATCGGAGTGCCCGATGCCCTTACCTTCATCGAGGGGACTTGGACCCGCTGGTCCTCGAAGTTGCTTCCTAGGAAGCACTTCGTGCCCAACGGGGGCAAGTTCCCCTCGAACTTCACGCACCTGCCACCTGGCGGGACCTTCCGCTCGCTTGACCTCTCGAAGGCCACCGACGGCTTGTCCCACCAAGCGGTGGAGGTAGTGATCCGCTCCCTCGCCGGCGCGGGCGCGATTCGGGCATCTGAGCTCGAATCGTCCCTTGCCGGCCTCGGGGTTGGCCCTTACGCAACCGTCTGGTCGTGTAAGGACCTCCCTGGGGAGTGGATCGCGAGGAGGGGGAGTCCGATGGGCACTCCTCTCAGCTTCGTTGTATTGTCCTGGATTAACGCTTGCGCCACCGAGGCTTTCACCGCCTCGGTGACCCATGGCGACGATGCTGTTGGTTACGACCTGAGCTCGGAGGAGCTCGGCGAGTACCAGCAGTTCATCGCCGCCGTGGGTGCAAGTGTCAATCTCTCTAAGACGTTCAGCTCTCGTTCTGGCTTTACCCTTTGCGAGAGGCTGTACGGGCTTAGGGCTACAGCGAAGCGTAGGCCTACTGCCTTCTGCCCGCCGCCTTGCCCCCCTCCGGGGGTCAAGGAGCCACTGTGCGCCTCTGGCGACCAGTGGCCGCTCTACCTCCGTAGAGCGGAGCGGGTGCAGAGGGCCCTCTTCCCGTGGCTTGC